TACACCCTCGTCATCAGAGTATTTGTTCCTAGAAAAACCAATGATTTGAAAGGCTATCTGCTTCAAGCTTCCAGACCCTTTTAAAGAATCTTCTGTTATTGATGCACCTTCCTCAAAAGTTTTACTCCCACCACTTGTCTTCCTAAGGTGAGATACTACTCCAATCCAAACATCATGCTTCTTGCATAACTTCAATAGATCCGACATAGCTTTATCCATAGCCTCATTAGCATTACCCTCAACCTCACTAACTGCTAGAGTTATATGGTCTAAGAATATAAACTTACAACCAGATGCCGCCATGAACTCTATCTTATCCATAAGAGAAGAGTCAGTGACTGAGCCTTGATGGTCTAATAATAGAAGTCTTCCTGAACCTGCAACCTCTTGCCAAGCTTTGGAACCTTCCTCTCCTGACCTGTCAAATACAACATCGGGTAAGTTGATTCTTTTATTAAGATGGACACCTATTACACCGTCTAGTGTTTCTCTTACAGACTCCTCAAGAGATACAACACCAACTTGGTAATCTGTAGTAACTATTAAATGATAAATATCTTCTTTAACAAAAGTAGATTTACCAGAGCCAGTTCCTGCTGTAAAAATAGTTAGCTCACCAGTTCTTCTACCATATGTCATATCATTTACATTACCAAAGCAATCAGGGTAAGGTACAGAATCTTCTCTTCTGTCCTCATTAAATAATTCCCAAGTATCTGCAGAATTAATAATACCTGCAGGAGAGTACTTCTCTGCATTCCAAATTGCTTTCTCTAACTCATAGGTCTTACCTGAAACTAGATAGTCAGAAGCATCTTTACCAAACCTTCCTAAGGCACCAATCTTAGCTTTACCTGTTCTTACAAGTCTTGCACAAGATTTTGCTCCATCTTGACCAGCTTCGTCATGGTCGAATAGAAACACAACTTCGTCAAAAGAATTAAGATAAGATAAATTAGCGGCTACTTGTTTGTAAGCACCTTGAGCGCCATTGATAATTGATACAACTGCCCACTCTTGCTCTTTATCTTTCCAAACCTGCTGAACAGACATTGCATCTAAAGCACCTTCTGTAACAACAATCCTTTTACAAGACCCCGGAGCAAACTTAGACTGCCCGAAGAACTCGTCTTTGTTCTTAACAGATCCTATGGCAAGAAACTTTTTAGTATCTAAATCTCTTCTCTCATAACCAACTATCTTACCTTTGTTAGTTATAGGGTAATAGTGATACTTAATAGTACTGCCGTCTTCTTCCGAGTATCCAACCTTTACATCATAAAGCTCGGCTATCTCTTTCTTAATCTTACGCTCTCTGAAACCTCTAATGTCAAAAGTGTTTATCTCATTAATACTCTCTGTAGAACTTTGAAACTCTTTAGGTGCTAACTTAATAGTTTCACCCTTCTCTTCATACACTCCTGTATTTTCACAACCAAAACAGAAATAAGTCATCTTATCACCGTTGTCATAAACAGCCTTGTTATCTCTTGAGCCACAGGCTTCACAAGATTCATGTCTAACAAAGACACCCTCTTGTTTTATTTCTTTATTTTTCATTTTTCCTCCATAGAAAAATAAAGGCCAATTAAGACCTTTAGTTGTGTAAATAGTAACTATCGATACCCCTCAATGAAGAGTATCTGTAGGTACTACTTTGTATTAGTAGTCGCTGTCGTCTGTAAAGTCTAAATCAACTTCTTCCTTTTTAGGCTTTGCAAACTCCGAACCAGAATCCAAACTGCCAAACTCTGAACCTGCAGGGTCTGACTTTTCGTAAGGTATCAAGTTGGTTACAAGAACATTCTTTAAACTCATAGAACTGCCCTTCTGACCTTTGTAGTCCCAGTCGTAAGTATCAAAAGAAATAGTTCCAGTAGAACCATTACCAATGATAACTCCACCCAAGGGCTTGATGTTACCTTCTTCTGTCTTCGTAAAAACACCGGGAGGTGATAAATCTTTACCTGCCGAGGTCTTAGCGTTTTGTTTAAAAGTTACTTTGTATTGACCAGTTTCATTTCCCTCTGCATCCTCTACAGGTCGCAAAGATCTGATAAAACCGTTCTTCTTAAACTTCTGTGCTGTTGTCTTATCTACATAAGCTGTAACAGACCATTGAAGTTTCTCAAAGTTCTCTTGTGGATTGTTGGGGTCTAAAAAACACCAGTTTAATTCCACGTTTTCAACTAAATTAGCCATTCGTTTCCTCCTTCTCTAGCTCATCTATGAATAAAGGTAGTTCCCACATTTGTCCGACACTTCGTCTCATCCAAAGCAGTCTACCCATCTCTAACATTACAACATCAGCATCGTAGCTATAGGAATTCCTATACTCTTCTCTGATAGCAACCCAAGCATCTTGAATATCCTCATTATCCTTCAAAAGCTTCTTTGCCTTTACAGGGCCAATCTTAGGAACACCCTGTATATTGTCAACTTGGTCACCTGCTAACATTTGGTATTGAAAGTTCCTAATACCATCATAGTCAGTGACATAGCTTAACTCTTCTCTCTTAAAATCATACTTTGCACCGGGAACAATCCACAGGTCTTTATCTATTGTACAAATTATTGTATTTTCTTTATTATTAGTCTGAGCAATAGCCAATGTATCATCAGCTTCCTCATTCTCAGATATTTGAGCACCTAGTTCGGAAGTCAAGTAGTCCCTAACCTTCTGGTAATAGAACGGCTTGTCGCCAGTCCTGTTGCCTTTATAAGGTTTTGTCACTGCAATCTCTTTCCTGAAATTAGTATGCCCTGATAAATGTAACTCGTAACTATCTGCTTTAGACTTCTTCACAACACTTTCTATAAAGTCATTTATAAAATCAACACATTCAGCCCAAGATTGAAGAACCGTCTTCCCTGTCATAACTTTATATGGGAATTCTTCTTTCGTAGGATCAGTAACTTGTGTGGACCAGAGTTGTTTTATATCGTCTAAATTGTCTAGAGCATGTCTCTTACTGTCACACTCTTTTAAGATAGAACCGTCTTTGTCTATTACATTATAGTAATTAGTTTGACAATGATTAGCCGCCCAATATACAATTATGTCTGCATCTATTAAGGCTATCATTCATCCTCCTTGTACATCTTACCTATATTTTTCAATCTACCATGTATAACCCTGTTAATATAAAATACAGCCTTTTCCAAATCTTGGATAGGGTCGTTCTTTTTATTAAATCTTACAATATACTTTAAAGCACTTCCTATTGCAAAAGCCTCTAGACCATCAAGGTCTGTTGTGGCATCTTCAATAATTTCCAGCGCCTCTATCTTTCCTGAAGTATAGTGCTTTGGGTTGTTTACTTCGTCATTCTTCATTGTCCTCTTCCTCCGTTGTTAAATCAGGGTCAAACGCATCGGCATCCTCGTTAAAATACCAAGAATCGTCCCCACCTTCATCGTCCGATTCACCTATGAAATGAATTAGTTTGTCAATTGCTTCAGGGTCTCCCGGAGACAACCCATAGGTTTCACATAACTCTTTAAATTCACTTGCCATTTTTATCTCCTTTAGCGAACTGTTCTCTATAAGATGTCATAAAACTAAGAGATAATATACTTGGAAGTTAAAACCTCTTCCATCTGTAAATCACCATAGTCCATGAGAACCTCATCTTCAAGCCCTAGTAACCGTAATGTATTTCCCAGTTGGTCTTCTTCAAATATCTCTTTAAACACTTGTCCAAAGACATCTAGAAGTAAGTCCATGTTTTCTGCGTTAACTGAAAACTGGTCATGTATCATCATAAAGTCACTAAGACCCAACTCTGCTAACCTTGCAATAACTAAGGCTAGTAGTGCGGCATCTTGAGAGTGTACAAAATTGGCACTAATGCCTCTTTCATGGTCAGTCTTTCTAGCTTCGCTTAAGAAGATCTGATAGCTCAGTTTTACAGGCCTACTTGCAAACATGCAGTTGACTCTTTTGATAGAGGTCTTTGCATAGTTTTGAAAAGCAGTAAAACCAGTAGCAGTCTTCCAAGTAATCATTGGAGTATCTTTATTATCCAACAAATACTTTCTCACACCCTTCTTTAACAAATCTTTTGCTTCTGTTTGTCTAGGGAATGCCGACTTAACACCATCAAAGATAGCAGTGCCAATATAAGCTGAGTCATCATATGTCATTGCTGACAATAATTCATAGCCATGGTCTCTTCTATCCTCAAATGTCTGGTCTTGTATACAACCTTTCCCTGCATCATAGTAATAGGACATTGTTGGTCTTTTACAAAGTTTTCTCCAAGCTTTATCTCCAAGTTCTTCGAACTCCTTGTAACTGAAGCCATTGTCTAACACAGACTTGGCTATAACCATATATGCATCACCAATTTCTTTCTTAGGATGGTTTATAACATTAGTTTCTTCAGCTCCAGATCTGTCTCTCGTCAAAGCAGATAGTATTTGCAACCCCGAATTGGTAGCATCTAGACCTATTGGTAGGTGACATAGATATTCGTCTCTACCTAACTCCTCTAGCTTCTTCCATTCCAAAATAGCTGATATGAGCTGAAACTTAGTTTTCTTGTCAGTACTATGTTTGTTTAGCCATTCAGAGTTGTGTGGGTCTTTTGAAGCTTCTAATATCTCGTCCATCCAAACATAAGTCCAAAGAACCCTGTCTTCCATAGATATTTTATCTTCCCCAGCACAATTTGCAGTGTGTATTGCTAAAGACCTCTCTACTTGCTCAGACCAAGGAACTCCATGATTGAACATTAGCAGACCTTTTGCTAAATCTGAACCTGTAGGCTCAAAATAGTTAACAATTGGATAGAACCTACCTCTACTGTCCAGTTGGAAGTCATAATAGAAAGCTTTCTCAGACATTAGCTTCGCCATATCCATTACCCTGTCAAACTCATATCTTTTTGAAGAAGCCCTTACAACATCTAAAGAGTCTGAAGATTTATCCTTCATCCATCCTGATGCTTTTCTTTTCTTGTAAGTGTTGCTTCTACCGTCTATTTGGGCAACTGTCAGTCCTTTCTTTAAAAGTTGTTGACTAACATTGTCCAGATACCACTTCTTGGCTTGTTTTCCTACAAACTCAGATGTCCGCTTAAAGTTTAAAAGACTCTTTAAAGACTCACTAACTTTCTCACTATCTACAGTCTCTGGGATAAACAAGTGGTCGTTGCTGTCAAAATCACTGACAATTTCTAACAGCTCTTCATTTACAATAAATGCTGTTGAACCATAAGAGTTTAGAGCATCGTAAACCTTAGGCATTCTCTTGTAGAGATACTTCTTGCTTAACTCCGATGGCATTTTCTTAACTATAGGAACACCATTCTTATAAGGATGTGTCCAACCCTTGTACTCCTCTTGTGGCAAGTCTATGGGTGACACTCTTCTTATCTCTCTAAAATAAAAGAACAATAAGTTCTTCTCATCTTTAAAATCTAACCTGTTTAACTTCATGACACCTTGGGACTCAGTAACCACTTGTGTGTAACCAAGAGATCCGAGTGAACCCAATGCTTCAACCCCTGCTGAAATCATAGTAGCTTCCGCTTTTTGTGAAGTACCTGATTTTAAATT